ATTGAAAGTAAAAAGTGACTTAGATAAAAAATTAGTCAATGAAGGTTTGACTAATAACCAACAAACTATGTTAAACGAAATTAATCGTCGTTTAAACGAGGCACCTGTTAGTTACGAAGGTCCTGAAAGAATGGAACCGGGAATCGAAAGACAAGTTAATCAAAAACAAACCCCATATGCTGAACATCCAGCATTACCACAAGATGGTGATAGAGATTTTGTTGAGATGATATCTTCACAACGATTTAAAGACTCTGTAGATAAAGTAAGAAGATTTTTGGGTGATACTACACCAATTCAGGGAGATAACCCAATGATGGGGTTAATGATGAGTGTAATGAATAGTTTACAACAAATTAAAAGAGTTGAGGTTGAAAACAAAGAATATCTTGAAAACTTAGCGGTTAATTTAGTTAAAAAAGAATTAGGTATTCCTGAGGGACAATTACAATTTGATGTAGAATTGGTTAGTGGCCCAATGGGAGCGTCTGAAGGGATGCAAACACAACCGGAACAACCGGATGAAGAAGATGTGGAAGAAGCGTTTAAAGAAAGTGAAGAACACCAAGAAGAAATGGAAGACTTTATGGATTCTATGGAAAAATTTAATTTAGAGAAAGCAAAAAGAAGAATGATTAATTCATTAGTTCAAGGTGCGGCATTTAAAGGTGGTCATATGTATACGTTAGTTAGTGATGAAATAAATAGATTAAGTCCAAACTTATTAAATTTATACGGTGTAACGCAATCACTAATGGAACATTTATATTGGTTATATCCGGATATGGAAAATATGGCCGGTGGAGGTGGTGGTCAAATGGGACAATCAGAATCTGACCCTGAAACTGACCCACCAACAATTAAAGCGAAAGCATTTACCTTCCCGTTATTAGTTCACGAGATAGTTAAAGGTATTTATTCATTATATGGTGACCAAGGCTTACCAAATGACCCTGTTCAAAGAAGTATGGTTGTTGGTGCTGAAGATACATTACCTGCAGAAATTTGGGATTCAAGATTAGGTCCTGTATTTTGGGAAAAATTCAGAGAATCTTGGCCTGATAAATTATACGAAGACGACCAAAGACATCTACAACAATACTTATTTATGAAATTGTCTCAATTAGAGGCAAAAGACTTTTTAGTATTATCAAAAGCTATTATGGCTGATAAACCTGAAGCAAAAGAGGTAATAAATAGAATGGTTAACGAAATCGTTGAAATCCTTAAAAAACACGAATACGAAACAAAAATGTCTGATGACGAAGATGGTGAGGATGATAGTGAAAATTATGGAGATTACGGATTTGATGACTTAGATGACTTAGACGATATTGATTTATCTTCGTTAGGATTCTAAAAATTACCGACAACATTATGTATGTCGAATTTAACAAGAGAACAAGTATTAATTGAATACGTAAAATGTAATAGAGATACCGAATATGCGTTAAGAACATATTTGGAAACTTATGATAATACGGTGAAAAAATATGTTCCATTGGAACTTTTTCCTGACCAAATTACTCTATTAGACGATTACGAAAACTACAACGAAAATATTGCATTAAAATACAGACAGGCCGGGGTATCAACAGTTACCGCGGCTTGGATGTCTAAACGACTTGTATTTGCAAGAAAAGAAACTCCTGAGAAGATATTGATTATTGCCAATAAGTTGGATACTTCATTGGAGATGGCGAACAAAATTAAAGCGTTTGTTGGTCAATGGCCTTCTTGGACAGGTGTGGATTTTGATAAATCAAAAAATTCCCAAAGACACTATAAATTAACAAATGGGTGTGAAGTTAAAGCCGTTGCAACATCTAAGGATGCCTTGCGTGGATTTACGCCAACCATACTTGTATTTGATGAGGCTGCGTTTATCGAGGCTGATAGTGACTTCTGGTCTGCCTGTATGGCGTCCCTATCTACAGGGGGTAAAGTAATCGTGATTTCAACTCCCAACGGATATGACCCGATTTATTATGAAATATATGACCAAGCGTTGCGTAATATGAATGATTTCAAAATTACGGAGATGTTTTGGTATAGAGACCCTAGATATACAAAAGATTTATATTTTGTAAAAACTGATAACATAATTCATTATCTATTAAATAAAGAAGAATACAACCCTAGTGAATTTATTGATTGGGGTAGTAAATCTTACGATGCTAGAAATTTTGATGATGTTAAATTATTGATGTCTGACGGATATAAACCTTGTTCATCTTGGTTTGAGGCGATGGTTAAGAAATTAAAATACGATAAACGTAAAGTATCTCAGGAGTTGGAATGTAACTTCTTAGGTTCCGGAGACAACGTATTTGATTCTCTTATGATGCAAGACATTCGTGAGAACCAAATTAAAGAACCTATTAACAAAATGATGGGGAACGCTCTTTGGATTTGGAAGGAACCGGTGGTTGGTCATAAATACATTATGGGAGTTGACGTTTCCCGTGGGGATTCTGAAGATTTTAGTTCATTCCAAATTATAGATTTTGATGAAATGGAACAAGTTGCTGAATATGTTGGGAAACTTCCTCCGGATACAATGGCGGAAATTTGTCACAAATGGGCGACAATATATTCTTGTTTTGTTGTAATTGATATCACCGGTGGAATGGGGGTTTCAACGGCTAGAAAATTACAAGAAATGAATTACCGAGATTTATATGTTGACGGTCTTGATTTGGCAAACAAATGGAAGTATGACCCAAAAGCTATGGATAAAATTCCTGGTATAAACTTTAACAATAAAAGGGTTCAAATTATTGCGTCGTTTGAAGAGGTAATGAGACATAAATTCAGAATTTATAGTTCTCGTTTATACAATGAGATGAACACCTTTGTTTATATCAATGGTCGTCCTGACCACCAAAAAGGACATCACGATGACTTAATTATGTCAATTGCGATGGCAACTTATGTCGCTGAATCTTCTTTTAGTAAATTGACTAAGGTTACTGAACAAACCAAAGCAATGATTGATTCTTGGTCTGTTAACAATAATGAGGCGATTAAAGAGAATATTAATTTTGACCCAGTAATCCCACATTACCAAGATAGAACAAATCAATTTGGTGGTCAACAAATGAGCAAAGAGGATTATCAAAAATACGGATGGTTATTTGGAGTTAGGTAATATTTATCTAAAAAGAATAAATGGGTATCTCAGATAGAAAGAGGAATATTGATGTTTCTGCAAATATAAATCTTGATTTAAACGAAGAAAACAAACCTAACAGCTTTATTGTCCAAAACAATTTTAAGTCCGGTTTTTTTGTTAGTAGAAAAAAATCAGGAAATATTATTGCGGGCTCTAAACTTAATGTTGATGGTCAAGGAATATTAACGGTTAAAGGAGATTCTAAAACAACTATAATAAAAAATTTACCTAAACCTACTCCGGTAAGTGGTGGTAATCCCCCATTACCAACTAAAACACCAACCCCAACCCCAACTATAACTCCAACACCAAGTATTACTCCAAGTATTACTCCAACACAAACCATAACTCCAACAACCACACCCACAAATACTCCAACACCAAGTATTACCCCAACAATTACACCAACTAATACAGTAACACCAACAACAGTTTATGGTTGTTCTGTAGTATCTAACATTCCGACAAGTGGAGTAACAGGCTTTTCAAGTTCTTACTCATTAGTTTATAACTCAGATAATGGTTATGTTTATGCGAACAATAATAATAATGTTAATGATATTTTAACTATAATTAATCCATTAACATCCTCAGTTGTTGGTTATATACCAATGAATAGTACTGTCGGAGTTGCAGGTGGTTCTAATAATAGTAATGGAGTATATAACTCAAATAATAAATATCTTTATACTTTATTACAAAAATCCGTAGGTATTGTAAATACCCTTACAAATACTCAAATTGCAACTATTACCGCGTCAACATTCACAAGGTCAATTTTATATAACTCAAATAATGATTGTGTTTATGTTGGTCTTAATAATACAGAAATGTTGGTAATTAGTGGAACTAGTTTAGTTACAACCATAACCGGATTAACTACTATTCCGTTTGTTACAGATTTTAACCCGGTAACAAATATGATTTATGCGGTATATACTAATAGCGTAATGGTTATTGATTGTAATACAAACACTCAAATAACATCAATAAATTTACCTGGTGCATCAGGTGGTATTAGTTGGATGGAGTTTAATGGTAGTTATTCTAAATTATATGTTCCGTCTGATACTGCAAATTTATTATACGTTATAAACACCTCAACAAATCTACTTACAACAACAATTGTATGTGCCGGAGGTTCAGATGGTATTTTTGTCCCAACAAATAATAACATATATATTACCACATATCCGGGAACTACAATACAAATTATTGATACATTAACAGATACTTTTACTAATACTTTAACAGGTTACAGCGCGTCAAGAACTATTAATTATAACCCATCCAATAATTATCTTTATGTTAGTTCAACAGGTGGTCCATCACCATATATTAAAATAATTGACGTATCAACCAATACTTTAGTAACAACTTTAAATAACTATAACCCATATATTTCATTATATGTTCCATCAACAAATGAAATATATTATACAAATTTAGATTATAATATTGTATCAGTGATTAGATGTACTTTTGCTCCGACACCAACTAATACACCAACAAACACATTAACACCAACTCCGTCACCAACACCACCACCACCATTCATATCAATTTGGAGAACAACAACACCAAATGAAAGTATAACATTACCTTATTTTTTAGGTGGAAACTATAGTGGAACAATAAATTGGGGTGATGGAAATGTATCAGGTAACTCTTATGCAAATAGAACACACACTTATTCAACTCCGGGTGACTATACAGTAACCATTAATGGTGAATTAAATGGGTGGTCATTTGATAATGCCGGTGATAAACTTAAAATTAGAGAAATTTTACAGTGGGGTTCAGTAAGTATCTCCAGTAATATGTTTTATGGTTGTAGTAATTTAGTTTTAACCGGTGTTACAGATACACCTAATTTAATTAATGAGATAAGTTTATTTGGACTTTTTACAAATTGTTCATCAATAACAACTATTAATAATTTGAATAATTGGGATGTTTCAAATGTGATTAGTTTGTATTCCACATTTTATGGTTGTAGTTTATTTAACCAACCTATTGAAAATTGGAATGTTTCAAATGTTAATGATATGAGTCAATTGTTTAGAAATTGTATACAATTTAATCAACCATTATCCGGATGGAATGTTTCAAATGTTTATAGTATGCCGTTTATGTTTTTAAATACAAATTTTAACCAATCTATTGGAAATTGGAATGTATCGAGAGTTACAAATATGTCTTATATGTTTGGAAATACACCGTTTAATCAATCATTGTCCGGATGGAATGTTTCAAATGTTACTGATATGGCAGGAATGTTTGAAGGAACACAATTTAATCAACCTATTGGAAATTGGAATGTATCAAAGGTTACAGATATGACCGCAATGTTTAACAATTCACTATTTAATCAAGACATATCAAATTGGAATGTTTCAAATGTTACGGGAATGTACATAATGTTTAATAATTCACCATTTAATCAAAATATTGGAAATTGGAATATTTCTGGTGTGACATATTTTAATGGTTTTATGCTTGATAAAACACCATCAACATTCTCAACAACAAATCTAGACGCAATATATAATGGATGGTCAACCAAAACACCACATACCGGTTTAACGATTAGTTTTGGTTCCGCTAAATATACATTAGCAGGTTCTGTGGGGAAAGCGATATTAACTGGGTCAACAGGAAGTGGTGGTTATGCTTGGACGATAACAGATGGAGGAATATAGAACAAAGTAAACTATTTATATAAGTAAAAATATATTTAAATTTAGAATATGGAAAATAATCAAAATCACGATTTAACGGTTTGGCAGAGGTTATCAAGAGCCTTTGGTCCAAATTCCTTATTAAATCAAGACTACCCAACATATACGCTTGACAAAAAAGAGTTATTAAAAACTACTTCTCAAGCCGAATATGAAAGAGAAAAATTACAAGCACAACAAACTTATTACCTATCTAACCAATGGACTAAGATTGAAAGTAATTTGTATACTCAAGCCGTTTATTACGAACCAACTCGTTTGGCATCATTTTATGATTACGAATCAATGGAATATACACCTGAGATATCGGCAGCATTAGACATTTATGGTGAAGAATCTACTACAGTAGATGAAAATGGTTATATGTTACAAATATATTCTGAATCAAAAAGAATAAAATCAATATTGGCTGATTTATTTAACAATGTGTTAGATATAAACACAAACTTAACTATGTGGACTAGAAACACTTGTAAGTATGGTGATAATTTTGTTTATTTAAAATTAGATGCTGATAAAGGTATTGTTGGTTGTATGCAATTACCGAACATTGAAATAGAGCGTTTGGAAAGAGGTATGGCGGCAAAATCGGCAAATATCGAAGAACCTATTGAAAACAAAGGTTTAAGATTTAAATGGAAAGCTAAAGATATGGAGTTCAACTCTTGGGAAATTGCTCACTTTCGTTTATTAGGTGATGATAGAAAACTTCCTTACGGAACTTCGATGTTAGAAAAAGCGAGACGTATTTGGAAACAATTATTATTATCTGAAGATGCGATGTTAATTTATAGAACATCAAGAGCACCTGAAAGACGTGTATTCAAAGTATTCGTAGGTAATATGGATGACAAAGATGTTGAAGCTTATGTTCAGCGTGTTGCAAACAAATTTAAAAGAGACCAAGTTGTTGATTCTAAAACAGGAAATGTTGATATGAGATTTAATCAAATGGCTGTTGACCAAGATTATTTCATTCCGGTTCGTGACCCAGCGGCAGCAATGCCAATAGAAACATTACCGGGTGCTCAAAATTTAGCAGAAATTGCCGATATAGAATATATCCAAAAGAAATTATTAACAGCACTTCGTGTTCCTAAAGCGTTTTTAGGGTTTGAAGAAACTGCTGGTGATGGTAAAAATTTATCTTTAATGGATATTCGTTTTGCAAGAACAATTAATAAAATTCAAAAATCTATGGTTGCAGAATTAAATAAAATTGCAATTATACATTTATTTTTATTAGGTTTTGAAGATGAGTTGTCAAACTTTACACTAGCGTTAACTAACCCATCATCACAAGCTGATTTATTAAAAATCGAACTTTGGAAAGAAAAAATTGCGTTATACCAACAAGGTGTTGCAGCAATTGCGGGGATTGCTCCGGTATCTGTATCGTGGGCTAAAAAGCATATTTTAGGTTTCTCAGATGAGGAAATTAAACTTGACTTACAACAACAAAGAATTGAAATGGCTGTTGGTGCTGAGTTAACTAATACAGCAACTATAATTACCCATACAGGTATATTTGATAATATTGATAAATTATACGGAAATAAAGTTTCCGGAGCAACCGCAGGTGGTGCAGAACCATCATCACCGCCACCACCTTCTGGTGGAGGAGGCTTCGGAGGAGGCGGAGGAATGGAAGATTTAGGGGCACCTGAACCGGGAGGAGCACCTGAAGGAGGCGCACCTGAAGCACCTGCACCTGCACCGGGAGGTGGAGCTGAAGTAACACCTGAATCATTAAAAAGAGATAATTTAAAAATATTAGTTGAAAGTTCATCTTTAACTGAAGATGAATCATACATTGATTTATCCAAAGGAAAAAATTCTTTAGGAGATATTGAGGCTCAATTAGGTAAACTTCTAAAAGATTAGATATTTATAATAAAAATTAGATATGAAAAATTTTGGTTTATTAAAAACAAAGATAGAAAATGTATTGTTAGAATCATACGCTAACGACACATTCAAAAACGAATTAAAAACATTTAAGAAACTTGTTATAGAAAATAAAAACATTAGCAAATTGTTTTATTTATACGATGAACTAAGTTCTCCAAAATCTTTAAGTGAATCTTATTGTAATGATTACATCAATGAATGTATTAAAATTTACGAAAATACCGTAAACAAAATAAAACAATCAGATATTAATCAAATCGTTGCTTGGGTTGGAAATCAAAATGTTGAAAGTAACTATAAAGATATTGATACATTATTCTCTAGCGATGTTTTAACTATTGAATCAAAAATTAAAAGTAGAAAAGTAATTGCGGAATCTCTTAAAAAATTACCAATAACAAAAACTGAAGGTATTGATTTACCAATATCAACAATGGTAAGTGTTGCAAACAAAACTATTAAAAGTTATATTGATGGTTTAAATGAATCAGATAAAAAAGAATTAATTGATTTATTGTCAGAAGATGATTCAACATTGAATGAAAAATATAACACACTTAAAGAAGGTGTGGTTACAAAACTAACAGAAATGAAAAATGCTAGCACTGATACTTCAATGCAATCAAGAATTGATGAAACTATATCAAAAGTAATTTCTGAAAAATACGATAAACTTACGTATTTCAAACTTAAGAATCTTAAAGAAAATCTTTAATCATTATCAGAATTGAACTTTTTTTGGATATACTTGGCCTTAGAAAGTTCATTTCTCTTAATAACAGATTTCTTAACAAATTCTTTTCTTTTAAAAAGTTCCCCACTTTGACGAGTCTTAATAACTTTACTTTTATAAAGTTTTAAAGCCTTTTCAATCGTTACGTTGTTATTTATTTTTACTATTATCATATATAACATATATCTTCTTCCTACAAAAAAGTTTTGACATTACATATAAAAATCCCTATTATTTTAAAAAATAAACGGGAAAATATGAAATTTAATGAAAAAGGGAAAAACTTCTCTACTACACGGATTCAAAACAGCTAAAATTGTATATGGAACGGTAGACTCAATCACTCTCAAATCTCTTTACTTAAACATACAAACTTGGGTCGAACCAATTTATGAATGTGATAATTGGACAAGAACAGTCCTTAACTTAAGTAGAAGTATCAAACACTCAATTTACAAGTCAATAAACAAACAAATTTTTGATGAAAAATTTATAGTAGATTTAGATTTAAGGTCCAGCGGACTAAACGTAAATAAAAAATCATTTATGAATCTTGAAATAAATTTTTACCTAAT